TGTAGGAACTATGAATATACTGCTTATTGTTTTCTTTATCATGTTATTTTAAATTTATTATACCTTTAGACATATAGTTTTTTCTACTAATATTCCAAATATTATTATTTATAGCCCATTTTAAATTTTTAATTATAGAAAACACTCCTGGATAATCTTTTCCTTTATATGAAAATCCTATTTCTGCATCTAACATATCTTGATTTGTAATTTGATAAATTAAAGGATTCATATAATTTATACTATCACACACTAAAAATTGCATATTTTTAACAACATATCCTTCATATAAACCACCTGTAACCGTTAAAGAATTCATGGCATTCCAATATAAATAAGCTTGGATATAAGCACTTCTTTTTAAATAATACTCATAATAAAAGTTTTCTACATTCCATGTACACTTTAAATCAATAGGTTGAATAGTTTTTAATTTATGATCAATTATCACTTTATCTAACATACTTTTTAAATTCAATCCTTGAATTTCATAATTTTCAACTTGAAATTGATTTAGCACTGTCCATCTATCATTACTTGTTAAATTTACAATATCCGCAGTTACAAAATTAACTTTTAATTCATCAACAATATTTTGAGCATTTGTAACATCTTGTGTATTTACAACTATTAAATTGTTTACTCTTACTTTTATTAGTTCATTGAAATAATGTTCTGGGACATCTCCCGATTTATTTGGAGAAATAAAGTTTTTAATAACAGTTTCATAAGAAAGTTTATATCCTGATTTTTCATATGCTTCTCTGGATATTTCTTCAAAATCTTTTATTACTTCTTCTTCACTATATTTAATTGTTAATGAGTATAAATGTTCAATAAATTTTAACATCATTTCTGTTGGTTCATTTATACATGAAGACATATAAAATTTATTATCAAATAATTCAGGTTCCATTAATAATGTTTCAACTAATTTTCCCATATTAATAGCTCCACTATCCTGTTCTTTTATTTTATCTTTTAATATATATTTTTTATAATATTTTTTTCTATCTGTTACAAAATCTTTTAATGAACTTGAACTATTTGTATTAATAGCTCTATATTCTTCTTCTGTTTTTACTGTTCCTATACTCATATTTAAAATGTTTTTTCTCTTGTTAATTCAAATTCATCACAGTAAAAATTCTTATCAAATCCTGTACTGATTTCATATACATTATAATCTAAATTATAATGATAAATAATATCTGTAATAATTCCTATTTCACTATCAGGTGTTATATGATAAACTTTTTCTCCTAATTTATATTTAGGTTGTTTCATAATTTATTATTTATTTAATTCTTCATTTAATCTTATTAAAAAATTTTCTTCTCCATCATCTCCAGATAATAGCCAATCTATTCTATGTGTATAAATTTTTGCTTTTTTTAATGCTTCAACACCTTCTTTAAATCTTAAAATAGTGTCATCAGAAAAATTATGTTTAAATTTTTTTTCAGGATATTTATTTAAGAAATCTTCTGATAACCAAGGTTGTTCATCTATTTCTTGTTGTGTCATTTCTACTTTATTATTATTTATAATTTCTTTTATTTCTTCTATAATTTCTGACATTCTGTATTGTTGATATTCAAAAAATCCTCCACTCATATTTTTTTATTTTTAATATTAATATTATCTTTTATTGTTTTGTTATCATGACAATCTGTACATAAAATTTGTAAACCATCTATTTCACAAAAAAGTTTTTCAACAAATTCTGGAAGATCATTTGCACATTTTAATGTTCCAGCAGGAATAATATGATCTACATTAATCTTTTTATCTGGAAACCAATTTTTACATTTATTACATTGATATTCCCATTTTTGTCTTTTATTTGTTCCTTTATAAATTCTTCTATTATTTATTTTACATTGTGCTATTGGTTTCCACCATCTGCTTTTTTGTCTTAATGAACTTCTTATAAAAGACCAAAATCCTGATTCACTTAATGTTCCATTATTTCTATTTTTTATTATTTTAGATTTTGCCATAATTTAAATAAGTTATATATAATTTACAAATATAACTTTAATTATTGTTTTTTATATAAATTTTTAATTCTTTTTTAATATACTCTGAAAGAAAATCAAATAATATAAAAAAATCTTTTGTTATTTCTTTTTGATTTTCTTCAGAAATATTATAGATTTTTTATTTTATTAATTCAATATCAATAGTTACTGAATTTGATAATGAATTATTTTTATATTTTATAATAACGCCTTAATTATTAAAAGATATTAAATCTGCATTATAATAATGCAAACTAATAATTAAAGCGTTTAAACAAGAAATATCAGTCATAATATTTTCATTAATTAAAATACCATTAAAATAATTATTATAATTTAAACAATTTGTTACCATATTTTAAATATTAATAAGGAACTTCATTTGGTATATCTAACCATTGTATTCCTTTTGTTATACCATTATTTTTTTCTAAAATTTTATCTATTTTACTAAACACTTTTTTTGGTTCCCAATCTATATGTTTAATTGCTGCTTCTTTTGGGTGTTCTAATATAAAATTATAAGAAAATGAACTTCGGAATTCTTTGTATTTTTCTATTTCTTTTCCTAAATATATAAATGGAACATCTAAATCATTAAAAACATTTTTAAATAAATATATTATAAAAGGTTTCCATATATACATATGAGAATTATTGCTATTTTTTTCTATTGTTAAAGAAGCATTAAGCATTAAAACTCCTCTATTAGCCAAATAACTTACATCTGGATTTTTTATATAATGTAAATTTATGCCATTATATAAATCTCTTTCTAAAGCATTATAAAATTCTTGTAAATCTAATTCTACTTTTTCTAAAATAGAACCTCCCATTAATAATCCATCTGCTATAGGAATATCATTTTTAAATGTATTATAAGGATGTGTTCCTAAAATAACACATTTTAAATCATCTAAAGAAGTTTCATAAAAAGCTTTCCAAAGATTAAAAGAAAGAGGAGCAATTTTTTTGCCCTTCCCACTTTCTGTCTTTAAAAATTTATATATTTCATCACATTCTTTAGATTCTATAAAAGGTTTTATTTTTTTATGCCAGCTTGGATGAAAATAATTTTTAAATTTTAACCAATTCATTTAATTATTGATTATTATTTACACCATATAATTGCTCTGCCAATTCAATTTCATTAATTTGTTTTAATAAACTTATTTGTAGAGGATCTTTTATAAGAGAACTAATAGAAACATCTTTTACATCATCAAATACTATATCGTCAGAAATTATAGAATTAAAAAATTTATGAACTTTAATATGATTATTCATCCATAAACTAGGATGAAGTTCTTTCATCGAAAAAGTTGTATAATTATATAATTCCCATAAACTTCCCTCGCATTTATAATCAAATGTAGGATGTTTTAATTCATTTTTTATAATATTAGCTTGTGTTGATTGTATAATTTCTTCTTCAATTAACATTCTACCAATTAATTCTGATTGAATACGTTTAGATATTTCAATTTCTTTCATTGCTTCTCTTTCTTTTTGTATTCTTTCAAAAGCTTCTCCACTTCTTTTAATATATTCTACAATTGTTTCTGGAGTGAAAGTTTGTATTTCTCCCATATGTTTTTTCTTAAATGCTCCAAAATCTCCAGATACACATCCATTTTTACAAATAAAAATCTGAGTACCAATTGCAAATTTTAATGATAAAGATTTATCATAACTATTTTGCCATCCAATTTGTAGTTGCATTTCTTCATCTGCAACATTTTTAATTGTAAATTTACCATTAGCAACATTTCCTTCTTTAGCTGAAGAATATATTTCTTTATCAAGAATAAATCCTGATGTATGAATACTTTCTAAAGTTAAATCAATTAATTCTGCATGAGAAATTGGTTTATAAGTTCTTGTTTCTGTTGGTAAAGGTGTTGTTAGCAACACTTCTTTTTGTGTTTTATAAGTTTCCATTTTATTTTATTTTTAATTTTTATAAGAAAACAAAGTTTCTATCCATTTATTTAATTCTTTTGATGTATTTTTTATTTCTATTAAACATTCTTTAATATCTTGTTTAGGATACCACACTACATATCCTTTATTAGTGCGCAAATCAATTCCCAATCCAGAAGCTTTATTTGCTAATGATTTTTTACCAGAATATTTAAACCAAAAATGTCTTCCATTATTTTTTGTACAATAATTTAATGTATTTGTTAATTCTGATAATAAATTTTTTGGAATATTATCAAATCCATTTTTATCATTATGTTTATCAATATCTATAATAATATATCCTTCTGATGGAGAAATTGCCAGAGAATATCCCTCTGGCAATTGTCCTTTAAAATAAGTTTCATCAGGTAACATTCCCCATTTTATAATTGGCTTTTTACCACGTAATAAGAAACTTTTCATTAAAATATATACATTTTTTTAGCTTCTGGTTTTTTCCAAAATTCTCCATAATTATTTTTTTGTGCATACTCAAAAACTCTTTCCATTTCTTCTTCAAATTTATTTACTTCTGGAAGCACTTTTTTTATTGATGATATTACATCATTCACATCTGCTTTAATATAATCAGCATATCCTGCTAAAATTGTACAATCTGAATTTAATCCACTATCTATGGAATCAAATAATAAGTTATTATCTTTTATAAATTTTTCTAATTTTTTCATATTTTTATTTTTATAAGTTAAAATACGGATTATTTTCACACCATTCTTTTAAAAAATCATTTAGCTCTGAACTATTTAAACCAAGTTCTTCAAATGCATCTCCATTTCCTATTCTATACCATGTATCAGAATTATTAGGAAGGATTTTTTCTTTATTTGGATTTTGTAATGAATTTAATAAATCATCTATTGTTGGATTTTTCATATTTCTTTTATTTTAGTTTCTAATAATTCTAATTGTTCTTCATTTATTTCATGTGTTTTTAACCACAATTCACAAAGTTGTTTTACCACTATAGTATTTTCTTGTGTAATCTTTAATTTATCATTAAATGTTTCACTACTAAATATACTTTCAAATTCTTGTAATTTATTTAATAATTCAATATATTTTATAATTATTTCATCTGTATTATATCCTCTTTTATAATACTTAATACATCTTGTTAATTGTCTTAAAATCTTACTTATTGCCCAAATTTCATCAGAATAATAAGTTGTGTTCCATTTGTTCCATGTAGCCACTTTACTTTCTTTATTTTCTGATAAATCTAAATATTGTTTAGTTTGAATATCATATCCTTTACATATAATGTCTAAATCAAAACTAGAAAGTACGGAAAATATATCTGTACATCTTTTTTTTAATATTATATTAATTGGAATACATGTATTATAATTAAATTTAATAGTTATAAGTCCAAATTTATAAAAACTACTATCATTTTTATCTATATATTGTTCAAATTTCCATTTTTCTAAAGGATCAAGAATAGTAAACATATCACTATGATACATAGCAAATAATATTTTTGTAAAAGATTTTTCATCATATACAAAGCAATCTATATCTTGGCCTTCAAAATAATCTAATAAACAACTTCCTGTTATACATCCTTTAATTGGTTGTTCTTTAATCCACTTTATTGCTAATTCTATTTGTTTTTTCATGTTTTTAATTTAAATAAAAAGAGTGCCATAATATATGACACTCTTAAAATTATTTTTTAATGTTTTATTATTTTAATAAATCAATAGTTTCTTTTACTGATTCTACAATTTCTGACATTGTATAAATTTTATTTAATTTAACAATACCTTCTTCAAAAAAAAGCCCAAATTCTTCAAATTCATGTAACACATTAAATTGTTGTAAAAATAAATTTATTTTATCTGCTTTACTTGTTTCTTTCTCAAAATTCATAAAAGCCATAGCTTCATCAGCTAATTGATTAGATAATTTTTTAACAACTTTTTTAGGTGTTTCTACATATTTTACATCTTTTTTTGCTAACTCCTCTTTTACTTGTTTAGATAATTCACTTAAACTATCTGCTTTTTTTCCAATAAAATCTTTATCTTTTGCTAATTTTGCAAATGTAATGATATATTCTGCATGTTGTTGTGCTTTTACAAATGCATCATTTATTACAGGAGAATTATCTACATTTGATAAATAACCACCATTTACTAATTTTACTTCCGATTTTTTTAAAAATTTTTTCATTTTTGTATTTAATTTTAATTATTATTACTAGTTTTAATTTTAATATATTCTATTGCTTGTTCTCTTGAATTTGCAGGAAAAGGATATACCACTTCTTTTACAAAAGGACTTTTTTCTGCTTCATCTGTATCTTTGTTATCAAAATATCTTTTTGCTTGGTAAGTTCTAGAAATATGTTTATAACCCCACCATAATAAATTTCCCATAATAGCTAATTTAAATATTTTACCCAATTATGTACATATTCAACTTCTTTTGGTTCAAACCAATCTGCATATCCTGCTGTATATTTATCATATTTACTTTTATTTGATGTATGAAAAGATATTAATTTTTCTATATTCCATTTACACATTTTTTTCCCATCTTCTCTTGAAATAGTTTTTGAACCTTTATTAAATGAATTTCCCCAAGCATAACATGGACTATGATTATCTCCAAACACTATTGCTGTTTTATAATTTTTAACATCTGATGTCACTAATTTTTTAAACCACATTTGATCATTATCCATTCCATTTTCTTCATAAATAGTTGTTATATCTAACTCATATAAGTTTTCATAAGAATATAAAGTAGATTTACTACCAGTTATTAATAAATCAGCATAAAAAGTTTCTGCTAAATTTTTACATAATGTTAATAAAGTACTACTTACACCTTTAGGAATACTTCCAGATATGTCTACAATTAAAAGATTTTTATTTGGACTAACTAAATCTATGCTTCCATACATTCCTTCTAATTTTTTATTGTACATATTATTATTAAATACAGCAAAATTATGAATATTAGTATGTACAGCTTTTTCAATAGAATCTAACCATATAGGAAAAACTTTTAAATTTTTTAATTTTTGTACATCTACATAACAAGCACTATCTTTAATAAATTCTTTAAAAGATTGTACATTTTTATTAATTAAAGATAATTCACTTAATTCACTTTCTACATCAATTCCTTCTGTTGTATATTCTAAATATACAGGATTACTAAAATAAAAATCTTTTAAATCTAAATATCCTGCTTTTTTTAAAATTCTTTTAAAATCAAATGGATAACCAGATTTTATTGCTTGTTGATACAACACTTCATATTCTAATATTCTAATTAAATAAGGTTCATTTTTTGCATCTCCAAAAATAAAAGGAACTCCTATAGGAATTTCTTTTAATTCTTCTCTATTAGTTATAAAATATACTTGAGGAAGTTCAAATTTTTTACTTTTTAATAATTTCATATTTTGTATTTTAATTTAATTAAATCTAACCAACTTATCATTTCATTTGGTGCTAATACAGTTCCATTTGGTAAATTAATCTCTTGTTCAAATGGATTTTTTATCATTTCTAATAAAATAGGTGTTATTATTTTATTATATGGAGTTGGAACTTCATGTATAATCATATTAACAGCTTTATCTATACTTCTAGGAGTATTAAAATTATTTGAAATAAAATTTTCTTCAGAAATTAAAGAACATAATTTATTTCCAATATTTGTAGAAATTTGATATTTATTTATCATATATTTCATCCACATATTTCTATCAAATTTTACATTATACCATACAAATCGTTCTTTTATTTGTGGAGTTAATGGAGACATACCTTGTGGGTTTGCTGCTGCTACAATCATAATGTTTGGAAGATTTTTTCCAGAAATATATTTTCTTTGTTCTAATATAGTTAAACAAGCATTTAACACTACAGGATTTCCATTTAACAATTCATCAAAAAATAATATATCTCCATCTACAAGATTTTCTAATTTATCAAAATTATAATATACCATTTTTTTAATATCTTTATCTGGCATTGCAATTCCACTAATTTCAAAAGGAGACATTTGACTAGTAATTAATTCAACTAATTTAACATCTTTTTCTTTAGCAAAATCTTGAATAAGAACAGTTTTTCCTAAACCAGGATCACCTATAAACAAGGGAACAATACTTTTTCTTAAACTTTCATTATTATATACTTTTTCTAATATTTCTTTTATTTTAATCATATTTATACCTTTATTTTTTATTATACCATTTTATAAATTCTATTACAGCTTTATAAACTGCTTCTAATTTAGAAAATTTAAAAATATCTATTTCAATATCTTCAAATGTACTATCTATAGAAGATTTCCAAATATATATTGTAGGTTGTTCAATTTGAACACTTGCCACTACATCTATATTTTCTATTTTTTCAACAACAGGCATTAACCAATCCCATTTTTCATGATATTTAGAATATTCAACAATATTTTCTATTACTTTTTCTTTTAAATTTTCTGTTGTATAAAAATAAGGAGCATCACTCCAAGAATGAATATTATTTGTTGAAATAATTTCTTTTTTAATTTCCATAAATTCAACAATTAATTTATTATTTTCTAATATTTCTTGTTTATTCATATATTTTTATTTTTTCTATTATTACATATTGAGCAGGATAACTTTTATATAATCCTAATGTTTTATTTTTTTCTTTTCTAAAAAAATTTAATCTTCCGTTAGTAAATTTAAAAGAATCTGCTTTTACTATTTCATTTATTTTTGTACTAGGCATACTTATATGCAATGTATATTGATTTCTCATATATATAAAATATTACCATTACTACTTAATGTTCCAAATTTTCTATCTGTAACAACACTTCCATTACTAAATAATGTATTACTTATAGATAGTTTCATAGTTCCTGCATTTATTATATCTTTATAATTATGAATATGTCCAAATAAACATAGTTTAGGTTTTATTCTATTTAAAATATGATTTTTAAGAGAATTACAGCCACAATATTCTAAAGTTCTTTCTCTATTCTCAGATAAATCTAAAACTCCTTTAGGAGGACCATGAACTATAAACACATCAACATCTTCATCTATTTTATTCCAATGTTTATCCATTTTTGCTCTATTTTTCATAAAATACCAATTTCCAAAATTAGGCGTATTAGGGCTTCCAAATATTTTTATATCATCTAAGATAATATAATCATTTTCAAGATATATAATTTTATAATAATCACACCATTCTTTAAATTTTTTACTTATAGAATGAGCATATGCATCATGATTTCCTGCAATTAATATTTTAATAGGAATTTTTAAATTTCCATACCAATGAAGAAAATTTAAAGCTTCTGGTTCATTTTTATATACATCAAAATAATTACTAAAATCACCAGAATGTATCACCCAATCTATGTTTTCTGGTACAATTAATAAATCATGGTATCCATGGGTATCTGAAATATGCCAAATCTTTTTCATATTAATTTCTTTTTTTTTAAATATTGTTCTATTGTTTTTATTCCTCTTGTTCTAGCTAAATCTGCCCAGTCTTTTGTTCCTTCTATAAGATATTTTCTTGGAACATTTAAATAATCAAAATTAAATAATTTTGTTATTTGTTGAGAATTTGAAACTCCTGTAACATCTGAATCAAACGATAAAATTTGTTTTTTACTGTTTTCTTTTAAGAATTTAACATTTTCTTCTGAAAAACAAGCTATTCCTTCATTTTGTACAGCACATGAACATGGAAATATTTTTTTCATCACCATATAATCTTTTTTAGATTTATTTATTAATGCTACATTACAGTTTGTAATATCAATTTTTCCATCCATAGTTGTAATAGGAACATTATTTGGAACCCATTTAGTTTTTTTGTTACTAAAAGGTCTATAAATTTTCCAATAACCGTCATAAAAATATCCAAATTTCAATTCATTATCTGGAAAAGAAAAAAGTTTTTTATTTAAATAAACTTTATTTATTCCATATACATGTTCTCTTTTTAAATCTTCTAAATCTTGATGATACTCATTCCAATAGTTTAATTCTTCTTTTGTAAATGGTTTAGTTTTCACTTGAATAAGACTATATCTTTTTCCTAATGTTTCAGGTTGTTTATATTCACTTATAATTTTTTTATAATTTCCAATTTTTCCAGAAAAAATGCCCAATTCAAAATCTTTATCAATCATTTTCAACACTTCATCAATAGATGAAAGATGATATAAATCTTTAACAAATTGAAAACAATCCCCTCTTTTACTTGTATCTCCAAAATCAATATAAGATAAAATCCCTCCTTTATTACCTATTATAAAAGAAGGATTTTTTTCTTGTCTAAATGGAGAAAGACAAACTTCATTAAGTTTCCAATTATTATAAGGCATATAATATTTAAAAATATCAAAATGTGATATGCGTTTTAATATAGAATCCATTGTAAGTATTTCTTTTTTTCTCCCTGTTATCATATTATATTTTTTTATCACCAAGAAGATTGATAATAATAACCTTCTCTATTTTCTTTTTTTAATTCTTCATTTAAAAATAATAATGTTTCTTTAACATCATTATAATACCATTCATCATAATTTGTTCCTCCAAAGAAAAATCCTGATGCTGTTGGTAAATGTTTATCAGCATAACTATAATCTTTTATAACTTTACCCAATTCTAAATTAGGTTTTAATTTTCCTTTAGTTTCTGCATTTGCAAATTGTCCATTTTCAACAATACCTTCTACTAATTGTGATTCAATTAATACATTTTCACAAACATCTCTTAATTCTTTTAATTTTTCAATACTTACATAATATTCTTTACAATCATCTTCTCCATTCTGGACATTATCTACAAACCATTTATGAATAGCATTTGCTTTTCTCCAATACATCACTTGTTCTGTAATTTCTGATATTTTTTTAGGATCAATTTCTTTTACAATTTTATTATGTTTTTTTATAATAATTTCATAATTATCATCACCATTATGTTCCCAATATTTTACATAAGTTTTTTTATTCAAATACATGTCTAATCCCATATTTTTATATTTTTTTAATAAAAAAGCCTTTAATATTACTATTAAAGGCTTTAATTTTTAATAATTAATTAATTAATATTCTGCATCTTCAGCGTCTATTACACTATCAGAAGCTACAAAATGTTCTGAAGCGTCATAATCATGTAAATCTTTAAATGAATAAATATCTTTACAACCATATTCTCCAATTACATTCATTACAAATTTTTCATGAGGTTTCATTTTTTTTAATTCTTTTTTTGAAAGATTTTCAAGTACAATATCATTAGAATAATCTACCACTCTAAATTGTTTTAAACTATAATTAGGTAAAAAAGATTTATTATAAATTCCTTGATATTCTTTAGTTTCCCCATCTTTTTCTTTAACAACCACTGTAGCCATTACACCTATAGTATTACACCATTCACCATTAATTTGATCTTTTAAATCTTTAACATTACCTTTCATTAGTTTTTTCCATTCTACTTCTAAAGTTGTTTCAGCATGTCTATAATCTAATTTTCCTAACCATATACGAAGAAAATTATATAATTCTTCTTCTCCTAAATAAGCCACTCTAACTTCTCTATCTTTTGTAAACCATTCAGCAAGGTTATTTGGATCATTTGCCCAAGAACATATTCCAACATTATTTATAAATTGATTTTTTGTTCCTTCTTTATTTTCTCTTTCTTTATCTTCTAGAAAAAAACTTGTTTTTAATTTATTATTTTCATCTTTTACATCTTGTAACCAAACATCAATTCTTAAAGTGGTATTTCCATCTCTTTCACCTAAATATTCTGTAGCTTTACTATCTTCTTGTAATTCAATTCCTAAAATTTCTTTATATTCTGAAAATGTAGGATTGATAGCAATTACATTGGCTTCAAAAAGTCCTATTTTTTTACTAAAATCTCCATTATTTTTTCTTTCTTGTCCTCCTATTGAGCTCATAATTTTAAATTTATTTATTATTTATTTATTATTTGTTATAAATTGTATTCCAAAATGTTTCTATTTCATTTTTTTCATTCATTTTTGATATTAAAATTTTACCTTTTAATTTTGGTGCTCTACTTCCAGCAATAATACTATCATTTTGAACATCAAAATTTAACCATCTTTCATTACCTTCTGCAACTAATTTTGCTAAAGAAGTTACTTTAGATGCAAATATACTTTTTAATTTTCCAGTTAAAAATATTTCACTACCTATAACTTCTTCTTTACCATTATCTTTAATATATTTATCAGCAACATGTGCAGCATATAATCTATAAGGGCTAATTTGTCTAAAAAATTCTATTTGTTGTAAAAACCATTTTCTAGTATGTTGATAACCAGCACCATCTGGTAATGAAACTACAGATTTCCATTCATCATCATCTACTTTATATTGATCTCCATAAGCTCCTGTAGTTAATTTAGGTCTATTAAAATTTTTTCCAATTACACTATCCATATATGCTAAAGTTCCTCCTATTTCAGAAAGAGCATCTAAATCAGAAAGACCATCAATAATTAAATATTTATATTTTCCTTTATTTTTTAATAAAAGATTTCTATATTTTATATAATTTTTAAAACTTTCCCATTGTGATGTTTCTTGAGAAATATATGTAGACATTTTTCTTGCAGCAATATATTCATATCCTCCTTTTTCTAAATCTAAAACTAAAGCATTATAATGATGTGTAAAATCTCCTAATATTGCTCCTTTTCCTATTTTAGGTTGACCAATAATAACTAAATCCCTTGGATCTGAATTTGTAACTTTACTTATTTTATCTGGTAATTCTATTTCTTTTATTTCACTCATTTTTATTGATTTTTATTTTACAAATATATTAAATTTTTTATTATTTTTCTATTATTTTATTTTTATTTATTCCTTGTAATGCAGATTTTAACCATTTTAATTGAAACTCTTCATCACTAACAAATATATGTATTTCTGCATTTTCTGTGTCATTTAATAAACTTCTTCCTAACATTTGTTCAAGATTTTCTCCATTACTATTTATAGCTGTAATAAGAATTGTTTTCAGATTTGGATATGTTATTCCTGCACTTCCTTTACGAATTAAACATAATTGATTAATTTTTCCAGATATAAAATCTTGAAGAACAGAATCATTTTTACTTTTACTATTAAACATAGGAAGATTATATTTTTTTCCAATTTCTTCACTACCTGTAAATAAAATAAATCTTTCATTTAAATTATTATAAATCCATTTATTAACTGTTTCAATTAAACTATTACAATTATTTATAAATCTCATTCTAACTAAAGCATGAAACATTTGTTGTTGTCCATAAGTTGTTTGAATTTTTTTTGATAATCTTTTACATTCATTATATTCTGTTGAAAACCATTTTTTCTTTTTTCCAAATTCTATTTTTTTAATATTATTTAGACTATATTTATGAATAAATATTTTATAATCAGAAATTATAGCATCTTTAATTGCTTGTTCTGTTGTGTATTCTACAATTAAATCTAATCCAGAATACATTTTTAAATTTAATAATGT